GTTCGACGCCACGGTTACTTCCTCCCACTGGTCTTACGCTTGCCTCCCTTCTTCTTGCGAGGTGCTTTCGTGCGTCGCTCTATTCCCTCCTGTAATAGAACACGAATTGTTTCCTGCACAGATACTGCATCCATCCCCGCGATGGATCGTAGAATGTGAAGCATCCTCGCTTCAATGTAGATAGGATACTGCGTTTTCGTGCGCAGTGGGATGGCGTCTGCTACCTCCATCACAGACTGAAACTGTTTTGCCACTGCAAATTTCCGTTCTTCTTCGTCACTGTCTCGTAACTGCGTGACTAAAGATTGTCGTGATTCTGTTCGCTCCATTTCGTACTCCCTCGCGTCTGCTACGTATCACGCCGCACAGTATGGCGCGGCGACGCGTAATTATAACGCTATAACGTAGTATGCCGCAAACCGTTACAGGTTAGGCACTTACGCGCGAATGCTGTTATCAAGTATTGTATGTGAGACGACGAGACCTGTCGTTGCTACGTGATACAGGTTCACGTGTCCCTTACCTGTACAGCACTTCCCCTTCCTATGATTATTGTAGCTTACTTACTATAACTATCAACAGCACTACGTCTTGTCTATAAATATATATAGTGTATCACTGTATCACCAGTATCAGCGCCGTCTTCAAATGTATCGCTATCGTATCGTGTCGTATCGCTTGCTGCCATCGTCTATATGAGTGCATCATTTCGTCCAGGAGAACGGCGGACGGCATCGGTTCCACTCAGTCCCGCGAGTATTGGTACTTCCTCCTCGTCGGCTTAGTTCCCACTGATGTGGTTCGTCGTTCTCCGCTGGTCATCGGGAACAGAATGAGTGACGAAGAGAAAGAAAAAGAGAGCGAAGAAGTCTGCATCAAAGACCTCGGCTCCGCGACGAGCGAAGGCGAAGGACTCGCGCGCGAAGAAAGTTCGGAAGAAGCCGACGAAGAAGGAACGGAAGGCGACGCGTTCCACTCGCCGAAAGCCGGAGACGAACAAGGAAGAGATCAAGGATTACTTCGAGATCGAGGACAGGAAGTGGACGCCAGCACTGACCAGAGAACTGAAGATGGTGTTCCTCCGTGCCTTCGCAAGACATGGGATTATCAGCGACGGTACGGTCGCCGCTGGCATAACCTATAGAACGTACTATCGGTGGAAGCGAGACGACGAGGTGTTCAACGAAGACTGCAAGACTGCCGAAACGATGGCGAATGACTTGATGGAGCGCGAAGCCAGGAGGAGAGCGATCGACGGATTTGAACGTCCGATCATTTATCAGGGCGAAGTGACTGGTGAGTACACCGACTTCTCCGATGCGTTGCTCACCACGTTGATGAAGGGGAACAAGCCAGAGAAGTATAAGGAACGAACGCAGCATTCAGGCAGCATCGGCAGACCGCTGACACTGGACGAAGAGACTAAGGAGGACGTCGTGTCGTCCATCCTTGGCATGATAAAGAACAAGCCAGACCCGACGAAGGGAAGTTGACATGAGAGAGCTGAGAAGGTACGGACAAGTCGCACTGACTTACACTGGAGTGAACTTACTTATGAGACTCAAATTGATTTCCATGAGAGGGCTAACGACGGTGGCTTTGCATTTGCCCGCGACGAATCCTAGAGCCGCTCGGCTCTCTCTTGTGAACTTCTTTACGAGGAAGCTGAGAACACACCGAGCGACCCGAGCAACACTAACAATCTCCAACGGTCATCGTTCGCACCAACCCCTCGGCTTCCTCGTTCTTCTTCTGGCGTTGCCATCGTACGGACAGAACACCATCACGTTCACTGCGGAAGTGACGAGCGGCGTAGAGACTGTCGTACCTGTATTGACATGGGACACGACGCCGCTCGCCGATGCGTGTACTGCATCAGGAGACTGGTCAGGAGGGAAGCCTCCATCGGGAACGGAGACACTACCAGCCATCAGCGGAAGCGCGACGTATAACATCATGTGCGAGTGGCTTGATGCATCGGCGACGTTGACGTGGACAGCACCGACACAGAACACCGACGGAACAGCGTACACTGATCCGAAGGGATTCAAAGTTTACTACGACATGACACAAGGTGGACCGTACGAAAACGTGAACGACATTGCCGACCCGAACGCAACATCGCACGTCGTGTTCCCGCTCATTCCGGGGACGTGGTTCTTCGTGTCCACTGCGTACAATCAGAATGACATCGAGTCGGACATAAGCAACGAGGCGATGAAGATACTTGGATTGACAACCGAGACAGAGAGCGTGGGGATCACAGTCAACCCTAAGCCTGCCTCGCCGGAAAACCTGACCGTCCTGTGACTCCCGGTGGTTGCATTAGATATCACAAAGTGAAGTGAAGAGAAGACAAGATGAACTCGATACGTATCCACTTGCGAAAGCATACGGATGGCGAGCGCCGAGGCACGACACGGGAGGGATACTGTTCCTCTTCCCTCCGACTGCGACGCGGAAGACTGGGCAGTACGATACGGCGACTCGCAAAGATAGGTTGGAAGCTATACATCCACATGATCTTACGATGTCGGCGCGAGAGGCGACTGAGTTTCAGTACAGTCGTATTCCATTCCGGCAGAAGAGGCTGAGACGTGGGAAGAACAAGACAACGAACAGTAAGGAAGGGAAAAGGGAAGCACAGAACCGTGGATCCATCAATGGAAGAGCCGTGGTTCCAGAAGAAGCGCGCGAAGAACAGAGCGCGAGGTAAGCAAGCGAAGAACAGCCGAAAGGCTAACAGGAGGAAGTGATGAGCACGAAAGAAGAGGAAGTACGCGAGGAAGTGAGAAGCGACGCGAGTGAGAAGTGTCCGCACTGTTTCGGTGTGGATGGGCATCACCTGATGAACTGTCCGGACAATAACGCGGACAACGTGCGGAACGCTGAGTGCGACGAACGCAATCCGGCGGAAGGGAATGACGAGATACCTCCACCGACACCCGAAGAGCAACTGTCTCATGCGAAGTTACCGCCGTCGCCGGAGATGCTCGTCGGGAACGAACTGCTCTGGTTGATTGCACGAACGTGTCACGAAGTGAACCGAGCGTATTGCGTTGGAGTAACGAGCGATCATAGTCATCGTCCGTGGGATGAAGCTCCATCGTGGCAACGCGAGTCGTGTTACGAAGGAGTGCTGAAGCACTACGAGAACCCAGAGTTCACGGCGGAGGACAGCCACCGGAGTTGGATGGCGAAGAAGATCGAGGAGGGATGGGTGTTCGGTAATATGAAGAACGAGACCGAACGGACGCATCCGAACCTCGTGCCGTATCACACCTTACATATACACGAGCGCACGAAGGACGAGGTGTTCAGTGCAATCTGTAAGAGCATGCTCGGTGGAATGAGATAACGATGCCCGACCTCCAACAATTCAGCGCGTTCGATTATTCGGTGATACCGAAGATCGATCTAGAGAACGTGCCGAAAGCATTGATGCAGTACAAGAGCGATCTGTTGGAGTTCACGGAAGAGGAACTGCACTTCCTTCGGTGGCGCATGATGTGGAAGTCACTCGCCCGACAGAAGCAACTGCCACCGAAGGAGTTCGAAGACTTTGTTAAAACGATATGGGGAATCCGGAGTGGACGAGGGTTCGGAAAAACATTGGCCGCCGCGAACTGGCTCGGAGGAGAAGCATGCTCAATCCCGGGATTGTACGCAGTAGTCGCTCCGACTCACGACGACGTTCGCTACACTTGCTTTGAAGGACCGACCGGACTCTACTCCGTGGTTCCCCCTTGTCTCGTTGCCGATACGAACAGTTCACTTCCGTCGCTCACGCTATGGAACGGGACGTTCATCCGTGGCTTCGCTGGAGATACACCGGAACGACTTCGCGGACCGCAGCATCACAAAGCATGGTGCGATGAGATCGCTTCGTGGAAGTATCCGCAGGATGCATGGGACAATCTCTGGTTCGGACTACGACTCGGCGAGAACCCTCAGGTTCTATGGACTGGAACACCGAAGCCGACGCCGTTCATGCGACGACTCGTAGCAGATGAGAACAGCGTAACGACGGTCGGCAGCACGTACGAGAACAGAGAGAACCTGACGAAGACGTTCTTCCAGAACGTAGCGAAGTACGAAGGCACGAAGGTCGGGCGTCAAGAACTATGGGGTGAGATACTTGATCCGGAAGAGGAAGGCATAGTCAAGCGTTCATGGTGGAGACTATGGCCGACGAAGAAGCCTCTGCCGAAGTTCCAAGTAATCATCATGTCGCTGGACACTGCGTTCAGTGAGAAGCAGCACGACAAGAAGAAGCAGACTAACGATCCGACAGCTTGCAGTGTCTGGGGTCTGTTCACGTGGAAGAAAGAATCGCATGTCATGCTTCTCGATGCGTGGGAAGAATGGCTCGGTCTGCCTGACCTGATTAAGAAGGTGAAGCGCGAGAAGCGGCTGACGTATGGTGATGCCGACGAACCGATGCTCAAGCCATCCGGTGTTCGTTCAAAGAACCGGCCGAAGCATCAAGGTAAGAGGATCGACATGATCCTAATCGAGGAGAAGGCAAGTGGACTCAGTCTTATGCAATCATTGGCAGCGGAAGACATCCTCACCACTGGATACAATCCTGGAAACGCTGACAAGCTCACGCGCCTCCACCTCACTAGTCCGATGTGGTCTCACCGGAGGGTATGGTGCATTGAAAGTGACACTACAGAGGGGGAGCCTAAGACTTACATGGATCCCCTCATTACACAAGTCTGTTCGTACATCGGAGAAGGAAGTATAGAGCGCGACGATCTGTTGGATACCAGTACTCAAGTGATGCGTGTATTCATGGACGAATTCATTGGTCCGCTCACGATTAAGAAAGATCCGCTTGAAGTGCAGCGACAGAAAGCCAGAGTCGAAGCAGAGAAGGCTAAGAAGAAAGCGAAGGGAGGCAACCCGTATGACGGTTGAGCATCTTACGTTATCAGAATCGCAGGACATGGGCAACATTCAAGAGATGGAGTTCTGCGATACTCATAACTCAGCCGTACGAGCGCTGCTCATAGAGCGAGGATTCGGCGCCGACTGCGAACTGAGTGATGAAGAACGACATGACTTACTTCTATCGGGTAACATGGATACACTGACGGAGATAACACAGACTCTGATGGTTGGAGTACTGAGTATCTTCGGAGGTGAGGCTCTCGCACGACATCTTGGGTGTCCAATGTGCGTATTGGAAGGAACACCTGAACGAGCGGCCGACGAGATTGCTGCGCGACGAACGAGAAAGAACTGATGGCGAAGACGGCGCAGATAATTAAAGAATTGAAGCGGCTCAACGCGAAGTATCTAGAAGAGATGCCGTCGAAGGATGTGGAGTCAATATATCAGCATCTCTATGGTCCTTACGGTGATTGGGGAGTAGGACCGAAAGGGTATGGAACGGCACACTTGACTAAAGAGTTGGACAGAATTATAAGAGGAGCGCCAAGAATACCGGGAAAGATGACCACGTTCAGAGGAACAACAGTTAAAGGAGCGACACCGGAGAAGAAGTATCCGTTCACCACGTCGTGGGATAAAGGTACTGCGGAAACGTATGCTGAAGGATGGATAGGGATGGATCAAACGAACCCCGCACTTATGTTGGAAATGGAAGTGCCGAAGGGTTCGCCGGGACTTTTGTTTGACCAGCCAATCTTAGAACGGAGGATGGGTGAGGACATGCCGTTCGATGATGAGTTGGAATTGTTGCTCCCGCATAGTGACTTGGAATTAATTCGTAAGTATAAAGATAGACCAGTAAGACATAGAAGTATTGAGACATTGAGCGAGGGAGTGCCCGATGTACTGAAGCGAGAACTGAAACGATACGTTCCACCGTATAAGGCCGAAGGAGGCTTGATTGATGGCTACACCTGAATCACAAGTGATGCAGTTTGAGCAACCACCGTCGGAAGTGACAGACACGGATGATGGAGGCGCGATCGTTCAAATGGGCGAGGAACAGGTCGAGAAGACTTACGAATTCTATGACAACATTATTGACCAGTTTGCTGACGAAGATCTGACGAAACTTGCGACGACATTGCAAGAAGCAATCAAGCGAGATAAGGAAGCCAGAAAGAAACGCGACAAGGAATACGCCGAAGCAATAAAGAGAACAGGACTTGGGAAGGAAGCTCCGGGTGGAGCAGAGTTCACAGGAGCCAGTCGTGCCGTGCATCCGATGCTGACCGAAGCGAGTGTGGACTACTCCGCTCGTGCGATCAAAGAACTGATGCCGCCGGATGGACCGGTGAAGAGCTACATTCCGGGAGAACACGTATCGCCTGATCGGTTACAGAAAGCTGACCGTGTCAAGGCTTATATGAATTGGCAGTTCCTGAAGCAGATGAAGGAGTTTCGTCCGGAGCTCGAACAACTTCTTCCGCAACTGTCACTATCCGGGTCGCAGTACATTCGGCTGACACCTGACTGGTCCAAGCGCAAGACACGTCCGGTTCCGATGTACGTTCCGCAAGATCAAGTCTATATTCCGTACTCCGCGAGTAACTTCTACACTGCACAGCGACAGACATACGCTGAACCGATTACGAAGATGGAATTTGAGGCGCGTGTCAAGGATGGCATGTATCGCGACATCAGTCCACTGGTCAGTGCGCAGCTACCGGAGGAAACTGATGCGCAGAAAGCTACAGACAAAGTGGAGGGGAAGGAAGACAACGACTTCTATAACGAAGATGGAGTGCGAGTTGTTTTCGAAATAAGCTGTTCGCTTGACTTAGAAGAAGACGGTTATAATCCGTACCTCATAAGTATGGACGAGCCGACTAATAAGATTGTCGCAGTCATACGCAACTGGGAAGAAGAGGACGAGTACCGAGAACGAATGCAGTGGATGGTTGAGTTCGGGTTCATTCCTTGGCGCGGAGCGTATTCAATCGGTCTCGGGCAGATGATTGGTAGCCTCTCGGGTGCGGCGACTGGTGCGCTCCGCGCGCTTTTAGATTCTGCTCATGTCAACAACATACCGACAGCCATCAGACTGAAGGGTGCGAACTTCCCCGGACAGACTAAGACTGAGATCCAGGCGACGCAGATAGCAGAACTTGATGGTGGAGTAGCAGGAGATGACATTCGTAAGCTGCTCATGCCTCTACCGTTCAATCCGCCGAGTCCGGTTTTATTTCAGCTTCTCGGTTTCTGCGTTGACGCTGGGAAGGGAGTAGTTCGTACGACGTTCGAACAACTGACTGAGCAGAACCCGAACATGCCGGTTGGAACTACGCTGGCAATGATTGAAGAAGGGATGCAGGTCATGTCGGCCATCCATCTTCGTTCGTACCACTCCATGTCCATGGTCATTGAGATACTGCATCGTATCAACAAGATGTACCTTACGGACGAGGAAGTTACCGATGAACTTGGAGAACTGCTCGCATACCGCGAAGACTTCCAAGGACCGATGGATGTCGTGCCGACTGCAGATCCGCAAGTCTTCAGTGACGTGCAACGACTCGCGCAGTTACAGATCGTAGCTGACCGCGCTCAAGCACTCCCCGAATTATACAATCAGCGCATGGTCGAGAAGCGATTGCTGGAACGTACGAAGATACCGAACCCCGACGAACTTCTAATTCCAGAGGAAGTACCACAGAACCAGAACGCAGTGAATGAGAACGCAGCCATGAGCCTCGGTCGGCCAGTCGCAGCATTCCCGGATCAAGAACATCTTGCCCATCTTCAGGTTCACATAGATTACTTGATGAGTGTGGAATTCGGGCAGAGTCCGGTCATTGCTCCGGTGTTCATGCCAGCGGTCTTGGAACATATTAAGGAACACATGATTCTCTGGTACGTCAACAGTAACTATGAACTGCTGATGGATGCAACGGAGATGGGAGAAGAAGGGATAGCGGAGATAATGCAGGACCAATCGCCAGAGGCTAAGAAGGAACTGTCGAAGACACTTGCATCGGCATCAGAAATGGTGATGGAACGCTCTAGTGAAGTGTTCCAATCAATGCCGCAGATTATCCAACAGACACAAGAAGCACTTCAACAGTTTCAGCCTCCGCCTCAGCAGATGCCGATCGATCCGAATCAACAGGCGGAGACACAACGAAAAGCGGCAGACGATGCGAAGAAGGACGAAACGAAACGCATCGAACTTCAACAGGATGTTCAAATCGAATTTGCAAAACTTTCCGCAGAGGAGCGAGAGCAAGCAGTCGAAGCGGCTATGGCAGAAGCAGAACAGGCTCAGAAGAGAGCTGCTCGGCTCGAAGAGCTCATGCTTACCGAGCGCGCCGAAGACGAACGCATCGCTACGAAGTTGGCATCTGACGAACGCAGAAATACTCAGGATAACCTGACAGCGTTACAGATAACGGCAGCGGAATTGGAGGCTGGTAACAAGTCAGATCTCAGCACGGGAACGGGCATTAATCCCTCCGGACGATGAGTGTATTGACTTTCACCAGTTATCTTGAACGAAAAGGAGAATGACAATGTATGTACGACAGCACTACAATCTCGCTACGAGTGGCAAGCTGGGACAGAAAGCCAGCGGCGTTGGAAGCGGGAAAAGCACGGTAGGAAATGATCGTGGTCCATCTGGTGCGAGCGACAGTCATCGAGGATCTCACAAGGTCCCGACTCATCGTCGCGGAAAGTAGCATCTTGCCCTCGCGTATATAAAGGTGTAGGATGATGCCACAGCACGAGTTGGAGATTTACCTTAGGAAGCTCAAGGGTATGCAAGCGGAGTATGCCGATGCATCATTGCGAAGTCCAAAGAACAAGACGGAGTTCGGATACGGTGAAGCATGTGGTCAGTATCAAGGCTTGCTACTCGCCGAGCAGTTGTTAAGCAGTGTGATAGAGGAAGTAGCCAATGACGAACAAGACAAGTGAATTGAAGCTGGCCGATGTCGGCGCGGAACTGCGTGTGAGTAGTATGGCATACGAATCCATTGATCAAGCCTTCCCAGAGGTTGATCCCGGCCTTGAACCATTCGGATCGCGGGTGCTGGTGCAAATCCGTACTCCGATGCTCCAGTCACGCGGCGGGATTGCTCTTCCAGAGGAAGCCCGTGAGACAGAGAAGTGGAACACTCAAGTCTCTAAAGTTATTGCGCTCGGACCTGTCGCCTATTGCAACCGAGATACCCTTGATCCGTGGCCTGAGGGAGCGTGGGTTAAACCCGGAACTTTCGTACGATGTCCGAAGTATGGCGGAGATCGGTGGGAGGTTCCGGTTCCCAATTCTCAAGACGAAGCACTCTTTGTTCTCTGCGACGATTTAGATTTGAGCGGAAGAATCAAGGAGGACATGGTCCTTGAGATGATAGCGTATTTGAAATAACAGCAGACTGAAGGAGTCTAGAAAATGTCAACAGAAGACAAAGACGACGACCTAGTTATGGTCGGCGATGGCGTTGAGGAAGGGGATCAAGCAGTTGTCCCTACAGTCGACGATGAAGAAGAAGGTGCTGGCGAGGGTGAAGAGCAACTTGCTGGTGAAGATGAACGAGTCGGTGGTGGTGAACCGGAGGACGATGACAAGACGGAAGCTCGCAGGGCTGAACGCAGATCACGTCGTCAACGACAGAAGGATGCAAGAGATCGTGATCAACGCGAACTGAAATTCCTTCGTGGTCGTAACGAACAGGTCGAGCGACAGATCGGTGAACTTACGAGGCGTCAAGCGGCTACCGAAACTGCGACCATCGATCAGCGGATCGCGCAACTGGAGAATGCGATACGTAGTGCTGACGATGTGTATGCGAAGGCGATTGATGCTAACGAAGGGAAGGATGCTGCTGAAGCAAACCGCATCCGAGAAAACCTGAAAGAGCAGCGTGATGGTCTACGAGCGTACAAGGAAGAATCAACACAAGCTCCAGTTGATGAGGGTCCTGACCCCGAACTCATTTCACAGGTGAGATCGTGGAGCGAAAGAAATACGTGGTTCGACTTCGGTCGGCGTGACGAAGATTCAGCAATCGCCGGAGCAATCGACGATATGTTGATTCGTGATGGTTACGACCCGAGAACCGCAGAGTACTACGATGAGTTGGACAAACGTGTCGCACGACGTCTACCTCATCTGGCTAAGAAAGGAAAGGGTGGATCAGGGAATGGTGCTGATGATCTGGATGATGATGATCCAGGCGCAGACGACAGAGGAGGTCAGAGAAAACCCGGAGGTCCGAAGTTCCGCATCGGCGGACAAGAGCGGCCTCTTAAGGCTAACGAAGTACACATCAGTCGTGATCGTAAAGAAGCTATGATTGAAGCTGGAGTGTGGGAAGATCCTGTTCTGCGTAAGAAATTCTTGAAACGATACGCCGAATACGATCAAGAACACGCAAACGACTGAGGCAACTCACTGAATGAGAGGGTGAAGTAATGGTAGACAAGAAAGTAGGTAAGAGCAGCGCGAGACGGAAGAAAACTCCGAGTAAAGCACGGCAGCCGAGGGCGGCGAGCAATCGCAAGTCTGCGAATCAACAGCGTGTGCTTTCAGACGAAGAGCGTTTGGACGAGTTTCGCAAATCATTTTTCCAGTCAGTGTTACCCGACTTACCGCCAATTGAAGGGTATCATGTCTGCTGGTTGACAACTACAAATCCTAGGGATTCGATTCCGGGGAGAATACGTCTCGGTTACGAGCCGATCAAAACAGAGGATGTTCCCGGATGGGAATACGCCACTATGAAGACCGGTGACTACGCGGGATGTATCGGTGTGAACGAGATGATTGCATTCAAGCTTCCCATGCATCTTTATGAAGCTTACATGCGAGAAGCTCATCACGTTCAACCCCTGTACGAAGAAGAGAAACTTTCGTCCGTGCTTGACGTTATCCGAGAGGAAGCGGCGATGGCAGCGAAGAGTGGATCTCGTGGAATTAAAGTTGAATTCGAGGACGGACACGCTGAACTGGGTCAGGACCTAGATCCTGGATCCTTTGCAGAGAATCTCGGTGAGATTCCCGAAGGGACACAGGAATACTAGGAAACTTAATCTGAAGTAGTAGGAGTAAGAATATGTCACAACTTGCTGCTCCATTCGGATTGCGACCAGCGTACAGTCCTTCTGGGATTGTGCGTCCGGGTCCACTCGGCACTATCGTGTCGGCTCACCCTTCTGATATTTATCAGAACGAGCCGGTCATGATCAATGCTGGTGGATTCCTCGTCGGTGCTGCTCCTGATTCTCGTGCTATCGGTACGTTTCAGGGAGTTGAATTTGATGATACGGAAGGCCGACATCGGGTCTCCAATCGTTGGACTGCCAACACGGTCGCGACGAATATCCGAGCATACTACATTCAGGCGCAAGACACGGTGATGTACGAAATCCAAGCGGACGACACCCTAACACAAGCATCGTTAGGACAACAGTACGATTGGACCGCACTCACCGGATCGACCATAACAGGTCTATCAAGTGTTGCTCTGGATGTATCTTCTGCTGCCGCCAATGCTGGTCTTCGCGTTCTGGGTATCAATCCGGGACCTGACAATGAGATCGATGATCCATTTCCGATCGTACTTGTTCAGATCTCTGAGCACCAGACCGTGTTTGACATCGCTTCAATCTAAGGAGATAAGTCATGGCTGTCCCAATGAGGTCAACAGACTTTCGTTCCGTGGTGGAACCCATCCTTAACGAAGTCTTTGACGGTATTTACAATCAACGAGCCGATGAATGGAAGGCTTGCTTCAAGGAACGTCCGGGTATTCCTCGTTCGTATCATGAAGAGCCAGTTCTGTTCGGGTTCGGCGCAGCTCCAGAGTTGCCCGATGGTCTGCCGGTCACTTACCAGTCCGGCGGAGTGCTCTTCATTCAGCGTTATGTCTATCGCGTGTACGGTCTAGCATTCGCCTTGACGAAAGTCTTGGTGGAAGACGGTGACCACATCAAGATCGGCACGATCTACGCTGAGCATCTTGCTCAGTCGATGATCGAAACGAAAGAGACGTTGACTGCCAACATCTTCAACCGTGCCTTCAATGGTGCGTTTGTCGGTGGTGACGGTGTCTCTCTCAGTAACGCTGCTCACCCGATCGCAAATGGTACGTTCAGTAATCTGCTCGCGACTGCGGCTGCGCTTTCGCAGACGAGTCTCGAACAGCAACTGATTCAGATCCGGAACGCGGTCGATAACAACGGTAAGCGCATCCGCCTGACGCCGAAGAAGATTGTTACTGGTCCAAGTAACGTCTTCCAGGCTGAAGTTCTGCTGAAGAGCGTTCTTCGTGCGGGAACTGCCAACAACGACATCAACCCGATCAAGTCTATGGGTCTGCTCGCTGACGGACAAGCAAATCTGTCCCGAATCACAAGCACGACTGCATGGTGGGTCGGAACTGATGCTCCGCGTGGTTTGCAGTTGCTTTATCGTCGCAAGCTGGAGAAGTCAATGGAAGGCGACTTCGAGACTGACTCCATGCGTTACAAAGCGACGGAGCGTTATTGGCCGTCATGGACCGATCCTCGGACGGTCTTCGGTACTCCGGGACTCTGAACGAGAGTTCTTCATGAAACAAGAGCGGAGCCCGGAGAATTGGGCTCCGCCTCTTCCTAGCTAAATTATAGGAGTTAATCATGCCTTTGAATATTACAGTAACACAATTCCCCGGTGGAGTTGGCAACGCGAAGGACAACAGTGTCCTGAATGCTGTCCCTCTTCCTCTTCCGAATGCTCAGCTTGCGGTAGAAGACTTCGGTCAAGATACGCAGATCGCAGACTGGACTGACACGCCGATTGGCGCGGGAGTTGTTGGTGACGCTTTCCCACTGAGTTCTAGTGGTGTTCTCCAACAGGTTTCCAATGGTGCGGCGACAGACGGAAATAAACTTCATCTGGCGCTCGCTGGTGCGAATACCTTCGGGATCGCGGTCGGTGCTGAAGCGTGGTTCGGTCTTCGTTTCCGAATCAGTGATGCACTCAACAGTATTCTTGTCTTTGGATTCAGCCTAGCCGCTGACACAGTAGCTCCGGTTGATGGTGTATTCCTTCAGTCTGATGATCTCACAGGTGTACTCAAGCTGGTCTCTGTGGCTACTGCTGGAGGTACATCTGAAGTCGACCTCGGTACGCTTGATGATGATACATGGTACGAAGCTTCGCTGTACTGGGATGGCATCGACAAAGTTTCTGGTCAGTTCGTTGGACCAGATGGAGTTGTCGGTGGTGGCGGAACAATTATTCCGGGTGCAAATCTGACGGCAGTTGGAATGAATCCTGGATTCTTATTCTCCGATGGTGCGGATGCCGCAGCGAAAACGCTGGACGTTGACTACGTTCTCTTCGGTGGTTCGCGTTAAAGGAGAGACGTCATGAGACCCATTGTACAGACAAGACAGCTTGTTGCGGCTGTCGCTAACGGAATCGCCCAAGATCAACAACTTGGAGCAGCCGGGGATCTGACTCTTGATGGATCACTTGTTGATGCGGATGGTGTTGCTCAGCTAGGTACTCAACGACAAGTTGCGTTCGAGTCGGCTGGTAATATCGCGACTGTAGTGTTTACGATCACTGGTACAGATGATTCAGGTGCGGTGATCAGCGAAGATATTACTGGTATCAACGGCAGCACTGTTCTCACGACACTCGATTA